GACAAATTTTGTTCTCATGGGTATTGAGCATACCATCCTTGGTTTTCCGTCTATACCCTGTAACTCCACTTTGCAGATGCCTTCATAATTTACTTGCGCCATTCTTCTTCTCTGTGCTGGTGATAGTGCAGTGGCATCTATTAAATATTGTTGGTATAGATCCATATCATTTTGCTTTTTACGATCAAGGTGACAATACCAATCCTGGAATGAGTAGCCGAATGTTGTCAATTCCTCACCTACTTCTTTTTCAATTATTTCCTTTGCATATTCTAAGAAGTGATCAGCTACTTTTGGGTCTGGTGTTGGAGCTGCTTTCATTTGTCTTTTGGCGGCAGCATATAAGGTATGTTTGCAGCTTTTGTATGCCATGACTTCTTGCTCTTGATCTTGTGGTTCACCAAATATTTGTTCATATAGTATTTTGTGGTCACATTCACAGTCTATATCTTTAACTTTTATGTAATCAAGAGGATTTTTAATTTTGTCCATTCGTTGATAATATTTGAATAATCTGTCCAAGTTTCCAGGTTCGATATCACTGATTTGAAGCCTCACTTTTTCTTGATAATCAGGGTGTGGATGCTTTTGTTCTAGATTATAGAGGGGTTGCATAGCGTGTTTCTCTATATTAGGTGTTACTGAAACTCCCTCATAAAATAAGCGCTCTGCGCTGTGACCTTCTGTATTGGGCTTTACTGAAAATTTTTAAGGTCTTTATCATCTACTTTTTCATTTATATTCATCCAGTTTTTAATACGGTAACCAAGGTATTCACAGAATCTGGATTTCATAAAAGCATCCTTAAATGAATCTGGTAATGTGATGTACTCTCCTTTCTTTAATGCATTTATTTCTTGTGTCATTTTTAGATTCTTGAGTACAGTTAAATGGCTTTCAGCCTTGAGAGATTGCATGACAGTTTGTTCAATCAATGCTATAATTTGGTCTGCCTGCAATTTGGGTTCCTCCTTATTTATATATGTTACTAATGATTTTAAATGTTCATCATCTATTTTCTCAGCTACCAGATTCTTTGCGTTGAGTCTATTTATTAATTCTTGTTTTACTAGTACTGGTTCATCAGATACAGTTACATCTAATGTTTTTGCATATCCAAACACTCTGCCTTCTGTGTATCTGACTAATGCGTAGTTCCTGCCGACTTTTTCTAATTGTGTTCTAGGTTTTATGTATTCCCACATAGTTTTGAAGGTTCCCTTAGTTGGTACGTAGTATGGATTAGGTATTAGCCACTTATCTTTTAATAGATTATTGACATAGGTGATCATGGTTTTAACAAAGTGGCCATCATCTGGTTGTGATGTATATTTGTCCTCAACGCACTTTAATAAGTCCATTTGATTCACTATGTATGAATTAATGCAGTCTGATCTTTCCAATGTGGTGCTTTTGACAATCTTGAATGATACGTAATTGGTAGCGCCACAGTCGTATTGATGGACTTTTATTACCTTTAGGGAAAATGGATACTCTTTCTCACCCTGATTTAACAAGAAATTATCACAGAAGTTGAATTGGTAGAACCTGGCACCAGATCGGTAGTAATGATCATTTCCGTCAGTTTTCATATAAAATGTTACTTCCTCAGGTTGTATTTCTGGTCTGGTGCTATCATAATTTTTGGGTATTAATCTGGTGAATCCTTCTTTATATATGTGAGTCCCTGTGGAAAATTGTAAATCATGTACATTAACATCATTGAATTTTGGGACATGGAGCATTCCAATGGCTACTGTTCCGTCTTCTAATTCTTTGAATGATTCATATAAGTCTGCGTCAGGTATATAGTAAATTACATCGGTGAGTAGGAACAGTGTTGTTGTGTCAATTTTATTTCCTTGTTCTTCACAGTACTCCTGAAGTGTCATCTCTTCTTTTAGGATTGGCTTCATTTGTGTATAAATATCATTGTTGTCATATTTGGTGGCAATCCTAGCTAATTTTAGGTTGTACTGTTGTATATCTTCTTTGACTAATCGGGCTCTATCATAATCAGCTGTTTCCTCTTGTGGTAGTAAGACCACATTTGCACCTCCCTTTATTGCTGTTCTTGCTGACATTACATCAACTATTTTTCTGCTAGGTCTTGGTATTATGACATTTTCTACTTGTAAATCTTTATTTTTATTTTCAAATATTTCACGGTGTGGTCTTACTGTTGAGTTTACCAGATCTGCTTCTTCTATTTTTCTTATGTTATGTAAAATTGGATGGTCATTGCTTGTCATCTTAATTTGAGTTATAAAGGATTTGTTATCATCATTTATGTCAGCCTTTTTGAAGAACTGGAAATTTTTAAATAATTGGCTGAATAAGGAGTTCAATTCATCATTATAGAATGAATATTTTGCTATATTTGACTTATAGAATTTATTGTAGGTATCAGCCAATTCAAGTTCAACCTTATCAACTTCTGCATCACTTAATTTATTAACTCTCTTTTTGATAGGTTGTTTATTATCTGCACCCTCAGGTGCATTGTTCCCACCTCGGTGGTTATAGTTCTTATAATTTTTATAAGCAAATCGCTTTGAT